GGTAGGGGATATTGGATTGATACAACATCTCAGTCTTGCACAATTACTTTTCCCTCTTCTGCAAGTGTCGGTGATACCATAGAACTTGTTGATTATGCAAGAAAATGGGGAACAAACAAAATTGTAATAAATAGTAATGGATTAAAGTATCAAGGACAAACTGATGATTATGATGTTGAATACGACACAAGTGGTCAAGCGTTAAGAGTAGTTTACTCTGGTGCAACCAAAGGTTGGATTCCAACATCAGACGAAGTATCTGAAGATAATCCTCAACCAGCTATAAATTTTTTAGTTATTGCTGGAGGCGGTGGCGGTGGCGGTGCTGGCTACGGAGGCGGTGGTGGTGCTGGTGGTTATCGAGCATCTTACAACAATGAGACATCAGGCGGTGGAGGTTCTTCGGAGACTGCACTTGCCTTAAATTCAGGAACACAATACACAGTCACAGTCGGTGCTGGTGGTAGTGCTGGTGCGAATGGTTCTGACTCTGTTTTTGCAACTATTACATCTGTTGGAGGAGGAAGAGGTACATCATTTGACCAAATTGCAGCTAGTTCTGGAGGTTCAGGTGGTGGTTCTTATAGTATTAACGCACCATACAATGTAGCAGGAAGCGGAACTGCCAATCAAGGTTTCGATGGTAATAATGGTGCTGGCGATAATGCAACTTATTCAAGTGGTGGCGGTGGCGGTGGAGCTGGTTCTGCTGGAAATAATGGTGGGTATATATTTGGTGGTGCTGGTGGTTCAGGCGTTGCTTCAACAATCACTGGCTCTTCAGTCACACGAGCTGGCGGTGGTGGTGCTGGAACAAACACTGGTAATAGTAGTGGTGCTGGAGGTTCAGGAGGCGGTGGTGCATCAGGATCAAGTCCTGTAGCTGGAACAACTAACACTGGTTCAGGAGGCGGTGGTAAAAGTGGTGGATCTTCACCTACTGGTGGTTCTGCTGGTGGTTCAGGTATCGTTATTCTTCGTATGGCAACTGCTAATTATTCAGGCACAACAACAGGTTCACCGACAGTCACAACAGATGGTTTAGATACAATAATAACATTTACAGGTTCAGGGAGTTACACAGCGTAATGGCACATTTTGCAAAATTA